GAACCAATTCACGCAAAAATGCTGAATCTTGGACTCCGAGTATGTCTGTTCCAATTTGAGTATTTCTTCCTCAGTCATTTTCGTTATAGTTTTCCGTATGCTGGGCACACTGGTTAAGTAGTTTGATTATTTGCTTGCCACGGGTCGCATTACCGTCCTTGTCATCAAAATTGCCAAAGCACTCCCACTGCTCACCAAAGAGGCCGACAGTTCGATGCAACAGCAAGACTCTGCCGTTCTTGGCCAGCCACTTGAAATGCTTTTTCATAGTCGGGTACTGAACAGGTTCATCACATTGCTCACAATATCCTCATCTATTTGTGTGGTGGTGCCTGTGACCTCGTTTGCGATGTCCTTCTTGGTTTGGATAACTTTGTACATATATCCGTCAATGGTCTTGTCACCGAGGAAGTAGTAGCAGTTAACAGCATTCTTCTGGCCGTTACGGTGGGCACGATCCTCGGCCTGTTCACAGTCGCTGTATGTCCATGGGAACTCGATGAACCCCACTCGGCTTGCGGCTGTAAGAGTGAGGCCGGTACCGCCGGACTTGTAGTTGAGGATTATGAGTTTGCAGTCCGGGTCGTTTTGAAAGCGGTCGACTGCATTCTGCTTTTGAGTGATGTTGTCGGTCCCCGTGACAGTCACGGCATCCGGAAACTCGGCTTTAAGTGCGGCCACAACCTCTTTCAGATATGCGAACATGATCAGTTTCTCGCCACCGTCTATAACGTCATGGATGAACTCGGCCACGGCTTTAACCTTGCCACGGGCGGCTATCTCTTTCAAGATTCCCATACGCACCATAACCTCGCCACGCATAGCCCTCGCAATCTTATCATCATCGGCGTTTTTGTACTGACGCAGGTATCTGAGGAAGTTGTCCTCTGCATCCTGATACTCCTTGCGGTTGGTAATCTCGCAGGTGATGTACTGACGCATTTTATCCGGCAACTGGGTAAGCACCTTTTGTTTCTCTCTGCGGAAAAAACAACAGCACCATAAGCGGTAATGAAGCTCTTTCATATTGGAGGACTGCTTGGGACCGTCACAGAACCGGGCAACAAACTGCTTGTATCCGCCGAAGTCATCAAGTCGGCCGAGTATCTTCAACTGTTGTATTAGGTCGGTGTTGTTGTTGACAACCGGGGTGCCGGTAAGCGCGAATATCCACTTCTTGCCACGGCAGATGCCCTCGACGAACTTTGACTGCTGGGTCTTTGATGATTTGCATTTATGGCTCTCGTCGATGATTACCGACTTGAAAAGCCGTACACGCTTATCAAACTCTATCGATGCAAGAGTGAATCGGGTGGTGTTCTTGACACGGACTACAAAGAACTTTTTAAGGCTCTCGTAATTTGTGATGAATACTGGGCATATAGCCTCACCGTCCGGCCTTTTAAGTTCCCAAAACCTATCCCAGCTCGCACGATTGGAGTCATCAAGAATTACGGCATTTATCCCTGCAAATTTCTTGAACTCGCGTTGCCAGTTGACTTTGAGTGCCGCCGGACATATCACGAGCACCGGGAATGTTTCGCCGTATGTCATTGCCTCTTTATGAGCCTTGACAACAGCACAAATGGCCTGAAGTGTCTTGCCGAGGCCGGGCTGATCTCCGAAGATGCAACGCTTGTTGTCCAAAGCGTAGCGAACACCCTCCAACTGGTATGAGTACGGCGTGAACGGTGGAAGAATGTAGTGGTCGCCGACAAACTCCTTCATCGGGGGGATTTCATACGTCAAGTCGTGGGTTTCGCTACGCCTTGCAACGTGAGTGCAGAACCGCTTGGCCACGGCCCATGCCGCGAACTGCTCTACATACCACCGAGAATCATATCCCGGCGGAAATAAAGGACTCTCCTTTTTTACCACCCATTCCCGCTCCGAGCCGTCATATTGTCTGGTCGGTATTCTCTTAACGAGGTCTATCAGTATAGGGTTATATTCAAAGGAGAGCCTGAACGTGCCGGGTGTTTCGGTAACGTATATAGGTTTCATCGGTTATGCAACTTGTTCGGCAGAGTCTTTCGGTGTGTCGGCGATTGGTTCCACATCGGCCGTGATTCCGGCATTGGCAAACGGATCTTCTTCATTGTCGAAATCGAACTCGGCCTGCTTCACCGCCCATTTGCGTTCAAGTATATACTGCTCGACTTCATAGAAGAAAGCGTCGATGGCAAATCTGAAGTCCTCTGCCCTGGACCATCCACTGTCATCTGCGTCGAGGTCGGTAGGTGGAGTGTTGATGTTAAGCACCTTTGAGGTCATCAGTGTGCGTCGGCCTGTCAATGTCGCTATCGGACAGTTGTCATCACCGCCGAGCGACACGCCCGAAACATCGAGTCGGCGCATGAGGTCGATGTTTTCCTGAGAGTTGGCATTGTCCCAGTCATAACGGTCTGCCTCCTTCTGCTCCGTAAGCTCGGCAAAGTAAGGGATAAGTTCGGCAAGCCGAGTCTTGAGATCCACATGGACGGTGTTCTTTCCTTTTATGGAGATTTCGTTGCCGTCCTCGTCGATGTAGGTGGCCTCTATCGTGCCGCCCTTTGTCAATTTGGCTTTTTTGATTTTAATACTCATTGTTGGAAATTTAGTTTGAAAAAATATCGGATGGCCCATTAGGACCACCCGATTGTTACCTTGATTTGTATTCGTCGACGAATGACTGATAATGTCTGTCCGCCGGTAATGGTAGTGTTATTCCAAATTCAGTAGCGGCATCGGCCTTGACTTTTTCCAGATAGTTTGTCATTTGCAGGGTGTTGAGGTCGGTAGTGCTGCCGAACACCCTCACCCATTTGTTTCCTACCGCCACGTCGCGGCCTAAGAACTTGGCCTTGTAATAGTCGTGAAAATCCTCTTTCGGAGTGCCCGTCGCATCCTCCATGCACTTGTACCACATCCACATCAATGAGTTCTGAGAGATGGTACGAGGCTCGGTCTTTCTGACTATCCTGACCGTATAGACACCGTTGCGGAGCAGTGAGCAAAGATACTCGAATGATTTGTCCATGCTCACCACACCGTCACGCTTGGTGAGTATCGCGTCGGCCATCAGTTACCGAATGGCAGACCCTCGGGGCCGAGATTACCGCCTTGCGGTGTTCTGGGCATCGGCGCGGGGGCCGGTTGTGCGTAGCCTCCTTGATTGGGATAGGATGGCTGCTGTGGATATGATGGCTGCTGTGGATAACCGCTCGGAGGATATGCCCCTTGTGCATGATAGCCGGGCGCCTGAGGATATTGAGGCTGCTGAGGATAGTCGGGCGCAGGTGCCGGCGTGGGACGCTGACCTACCGAGTGTGAGGTTTGCAGTGGCTGATATGGAGCCACGGACATTCCTTTGATGGTGTTGAAGTATCGGCCCTGGTACTCCCTGCCGTTCACATAGGCTTCCACGGTCACACGCTGGCCGGGGGCGAAATTGTCAAGTATCGCCATCTTGTCGCCGGAGAACTCTATGAGTACAAAGTTGGGATAACTTTTGCCGTCTTTCTCCCACGAGTCATCGAGGATGAGTTCTCGTTTTTGGAAATTTTCCGTCACCTGCATCACCGGCGAAATGAAGTGAATGAGGGCGGTTGCTGTTAGTTTTATCATCAGATTTATTATTTGAGGGTGAACCCACCCTTTGTGGGCTTGTTGGTGACATATTGATCGTAGAGGTCAGGGTGATCCTTTTTGAACCTTGCAGAGTCAAATGTGGCTCTGATGCTGTCGGCGGCGATAGTGGCCTTGAACATTCCGCTGTCCCATGACTTTATGCCGTGTTGCTCCATCGCCATTCTGAGAGCCTTTTTCGCCTCGTCGAGTTTGGCCTTGGTTTCCTGCTCCAACTTTATGAGGTCTGCCACATAGGAGATGACATCTTCGGGGACAATAGGAATAGTTTCCTGATTTGTGGCCGGAAGATTGGGGGTGATGCCGAACACAGACTGGTCATGGTGGAAATATACCGGACCGTTGTCGGTGAACATATATTCGGTGGAAAGCAACTCTCTTACAAGTTCCGAGGATTTACGCTCAATCACCCAGAACGCCGCTCTGTCCTGACGGAGCCAGTTGCAGGCCAATCCCTCGACTTTAAGACC